ACTCCCCTTTGGTTCGGCAGAGCTTCAGAATCTCTCTCTTGAAGTTCTCTGCACCTTTCTCTTCAACCAGAGTCTTTACTTCCAGACTTGAGCCAAAGTACTTCTTCCAGTCCGACACTACTCGCGTCTTAACTTTGCGCTTTCGTGTCTTCGTCACTGGCAGTGTTTTTGGTTTCCAAAAGAACTTCTTACCGATATACTTCTTCCCAGTACTGAGTTCGGTAATCATATAAACGAAACCCTGATAGTCTTCAAGAAAAGTCTCATCAGGGTCAAATGTGTTGTCTTCGAATATCCATTCCATGCACATACTTATAAGTGCACTAACTTAGTCCTCTTCGTGAGTAGATTCGGCATCTGCGTCAGAACCGCACATGGGACAGTGACGCGGGATTTCATCATCTTCGTAAAGTACCCGAATGACGCTTTGAATGTCGCATATAGGGCACTCAACCACATATTCGTTTTCCATCTATACTACCTCTAACTCTATATCTTCCCACCCGAAGCATTCACCTTCCATACCGACTACGGAGTATTCGGTCACACGTTTTTCAAAGAAGTTATCATGTGATGCCCCATTGAGAACCCAATCTAACCACGGTAGTGGATTGGTCTTTTGTTTGAACAATGGTTTCATGCCTAACTGAAGTAGTCGACGGTCAGCAATGTGACGGATATAGTCGCGCACTTCCTTCTTGGTTAGGCCCTGTACACTGTTCCCTTTAAATGCGAGTTGAATAAACTTATCTTCTAGTTTAACAGCGTTCTCTGCCATCTGGTAGATTTTAGACTTCAATTCGTCGTTAACTATACGTGGATGTTCGTCTGTGAACTCGCGGAATAACTTTGCGTTACCCTGTACGTGAATGGTTTCGTCTCGGATAGACCACTCTACGATGGTTGCCATACCCTTCATCTTTCCAAAACGTTGGAAGTTTAGTAGCATAACAAATGATGCGAAAACCGACATGCCCTCATTGAACACTGACTGTGCGAGTGCAAGTGCAAGACCCATGTGACTAGAGACGTTACCATCTTTCATGAAGTCAATCTTGTCTGCCATCTCAGAGTACTCTAAGAATGCGTGATAATCTTCGTCTGGTAACCCCAGAGTATCGTTCAGAAGGGCATACGCACGTTGGTGTACACCTTCGCGGTTTGCGAACGAAGCCAACATGTTACGAACTTCGTTGTTTTTGAACTTCGGTATTAGAAGTTCGTGGTAGTTCTCGCCTACCTGCACGTCTGACTGTGTGAACAGTCGTAGTACGTGTGTGATGAACAATTTCTCATCTTCTGACAATTTAGTCTTCCAGTCTTGAACGTCTTCAGAGAGTTCTGCCTCATCTTCTACCCAATGGATTTCTTCGTGTTTCTTTGTCAGTTCTACCGCCCAAGGATATAGGAACGGTTTGTAAGTTTCTGATAATTTTAGTAATGACATATTAGTCCTTTAGAATTTGAGTTATGTATGGGGAAAGGGTTTCAGCAACTAGCCGATGGCCTTTCTCGTTGGGGTGCATACACCCCGTAAAGTACTTTTTGTTAGAGGTCGTTTTGGTATGTTTCAGGTAATCCACCATAGGGGGTTTATCGCCTGTCTTCAACCATCTCTCTGCACATATATCATGTAACGTGTTGTATAAAGAATTGCTCTCAATCCAATTCGGGTCTCCCTCTGGGGAAATCATTGACCAATCCTTTCTACCCAATCTCTGACCATTCTCCCAGACAGTTACTGTGTCCAAGTAGCTTTGGTAACAGAAACTGTTAATCATACGATACGGTATGCCCATCTTCTGACAAACATACGACACAGCAAGGTAAGAATTTTCGGTCTCTGCCCGTTGTATTGCCTCGTCAAGATATGACTTATACGAGTATTTCGTATCTCCCCGCAGTATGTCATTGCTGCGGTTGGCCCCTTCCAGAACATTAGGGTGTTCACTATCACGTAACATTGAACGGACTGTTAGTCGATTCCATTCACTGAATACGACCAAGAAGACATCCTGCTTGAGGGTCTCTTCATCAACGTTTCTAATGTGAGTCATAACCTGATTTGATATCGCCAGATTAGAACTTCTGGTTTTACCTCTTGATAGTACTTCGAGTCCAAGAAGTTCACCTAAATGATGAACAAAAGTGTTCTTGATGTACCCCCGGCCTTCTTCCTTAGAGTTATAATACCCCTCAACAAAACTGTCTCCGAATACTACTAACCTTCGCAAGCCCGACACTCATCGTCTCCTTGAACAGAACTAAGGTCTATATCTGTTTTCAGTTGAGACATAAGGTCTTCGAAACCACCAATGTATCTACCTTCTATGTAAATCTGCGGTACCGTCTTAACATCCTTTCGTCCAGTAACCTCAGCGGCAGTCTTCTTAATAACATCAAGGTCGATGTAGTCAAAATCAACTGCACGTAACTGTAATTCCTCAATTGCTTTAACGCACCAAGGGCAGTTAGATTTACCGTAGATGATGGAACGGTTGTCGTCCATCAGGGCGACTCTTTCCACTTTGTCCGACACAGTCTCCGCACGAGAACTCGCCTCGGTACGCAAATAGTATAGACCTTTCAACCCTTTCTTCCACGCGCTGAAATGCACCTTATTGACGTATCGCTTAGGTGTGCCGGAGGGAAAGAATAGGTTAACTGACTGTCCTTGACAAATGAATGGTTGTCGGTCAGCTGCATGGGTCACCACCCAATTCTGGTCTAGTTCTTGCGCGGTCTTGTATATTGCCTTCTCACCTTCATTAAGGAAAGGTAGGTGTTGAACCGACCCTTTCTTGGTGATAATGCTCGTCCACGTAGATTCGTTATCATGACCCTTCTCTTTGAGGAGTTGGGTCAGATAAACATTTTTCACTAGGAAAGAACCAGCACGAGTTCTATGCGTATAAGCACATGCCTTCAGTGGTTCAATCGATGGTGACGTTGATAAAATGACTCCCGACGACGCGTTTGGTGCTATTGCTATTAAATGCGCATTACGCACTTCTGAACCTAAACCGTCTGAGTATTCACCTCGCTCTTTCGCAAGGAGCCGTGACTCTTCTGTTGCTTGTTCGTTGATATGTTGAAAGACAACTTTATTTATCTCTCTTGCTTTATCAGACTCCCAAGCGACAGAGTGTTTCTGTAAGAGTGAATGGAATCCCATTGCACCCAATCCAATCGAGCGTTCACGTGACGCAGAGTATCGTGCCCGTGAAATGCTGTCTGGTGCGTTCTCGATAAAGTACTCAAGAACATTATCCAACATGCGAATAAGGTCTCGCACGATGTTAGTATCTTTCCACTCATCATAGTATTCTAGATTGAGTGATGAGAGACAACATACCGCAGTTCTGTCTGGCCCTGTCGGTAAGTGAATCTCGTTACATAAGTTTGACCCGTGAATCTTGAGTCCCTTATCTTTTAGAGGTTGGGGTAACCCGCGATTCGCAGCATCAATAAAGTTCAAGTACGGTTCACCCGTACGGAAACGTACCTCAAGGATTCGTTCCCATAACTTACGTGCATTGACGGTGTCTTTTACTGCATCGTCCTTTGGGTCACGTAAGTCAAATCCTGTGTTGTTCATGACCGCAGTCATAAACTCATCGGTAATATTTATAGCATTGTGAATGTTCAGAGCTTTCCGTTGAACATCGCCTGTTGGTATACGTATATTTAGGAATTCTACAATGTCTGGGTGATGTACATCAAGATATGCTGCATATGAACCTTTACGGGTCTTACCCTGTCGGTACGCAATCATATCTGCGTCTACCGTGTGCATGAACGGTATAGGGCCTGGAGCAATGTCCGACACTGTACGAACGTCTCCCCAGTGACCACCTACACCCCCACCCATAACGGACAACCAGCGCAATTCTGCTGTGTGGTCAATCAATCCTTCTAAAGTATCTGGTACATAAGTAAGGAAACATGAGATTGGCAGTCCCTTAGATTTATTATCACCATCGGGCGCATTAGAGAGTACCGGAGAAGCAAACATGAACCACTTCTTACTAACGTACTCGTATAACCTTCGTGCTAGGACTTCATCCATTTGTCCCTTATATATCGACCATGCTTTTGAAGCTCTTGCAAAAGCATCTTGTGGTGAAGTCTCTCCATCCACCATATAAAAATCTTTTAACATACCTACCGCGTAATCGGTGAGCAGGTCGTCCCTATCGTATTTCACGTCTACTGTCATTATTATTCCAAAGGTTATAGGTTATCTATCGTTTATAGAAAGGTAACCATTTTCAAACATTTTATATGTGGGAAACCTGTCACGCACCCAACTCGTATATTCATCTTCCGTAATAATATCAAAGTCTAACTCAATACCATTTTCTAAACAATGGGATTTGACTTCTTTCCATTTTGTTTTCATAACATCACTACAATGCTCCGATACTATCAGGATAAAAATACTATTCTTCTCGTATGTGCAATAGGTAACATTATACTCCTTAAAGAGCTCTTTGTCAATGTCGGAGAAGACGTTTTGTAGAAAATAATTCTCTCTTAAATGGTTATGTATACCTGACATTATTTGCTGTAATCGTAGAAAGGCTCGTCTTCCTGATACTCGTAGTTTTCAATGAGCATCTGTTTTCCAGTCTCCCAGAACTTCTTACAACATTTCTCTATGTACTCTTCTTGTTCTTCGGAGTCGAAGAGGCCTTCCCACATCAAATGATTACTGAATGGGTTCTCTGGATTTTTTACTAGGAATCTTTCTTTGGACAGTTTGTCGAAGTTAGAGTAACCCTGCATAGCAACATAGATTACTTCAGTTTCGTAGAACGAATTGAGAAGGACATCTTCGTCCTCGTTCGTTTTTTCTAGAATGACTATATTATAGTCGGTGTGGTTCAACAACTTCATACTCTTAACCTATAGTCTACTTGCAATTAATAACAGTTTAGTATATTTACTGCATATTATATAGTATTATGAGTGCTTTGTAAAGGGGGAATTAAGATTTTTTTTGGAATTTTTCTGGGAAAACTCTTCGCAGTAGAGCTGCAGCATCCTTGCGCTTCTTTTTGCGGTCATGCTTTTTACGTATGATAACAGTCTGGTCTGGATTTTCGCCCGCACCAGCCACACCCTTAGTGACGTTGGTGATTTCTTCGTCAAACTGTTTTATGAATTCTTTGTATGTTTTCATTTCATTATCTCATTGGCGGAGAATAGTACACGTCGACCAGTTCTCAAGTGGGTTCCTTCAAAGATAGAGATGCCTAGAACGTCGTGACATAGGTTGTCCTCTGCGACGCGAACTTGGTCACCCTTACGTACTAACTCATCTGCAGCGTCTGTGAGCGAGTCGTTAGACATCCGGTACACGCCCTGACCTAGGTTACCGTTCTCTAGGACATACCACTGAGAACTCTCTAGAAGAATATCCATAATATCGATACTTGTTGCTTCATGTATCTTCTGTAGGTTAGAGTTAGACAGTTCACCATGTTCTTTAATAAGAGCAAGTGCGGCACCATATCGCGCAACAACCGAAGAACCCCCAGGCGCCTTGGCCATAATTCTTTTAAGGTTAAACACAAGTCGGTGGAAAGACGTATAATGATCACGATAGGCTTCACGGTCTTCCATCTTGTCCATACTGAAGTCGGGATTCTTTTTACCGTCTTTATCGATGATGCCTGCTTTGAACGCACCTGTATCCTCGAATTTAGTAACGAGTAATTTCAGAAATCGAATTGTGTAGACTACGTCTACGGCTGACTTTAGGATGCCCATCTTAGTTCTCTTAACTTTTCTATAACGTATTTATCCATTTCAATACCTGTAAGGTCATCATTTTTTATAGCACGGAGGAAAATAAGGAAAGGTTTTATCGTTCCCCACTGTTCCAGAGGAATTTTTAGCGCTAACATCTCAACCCCTGCTTCATGACCGAAGACATTAAATATCACTATCAGGTGATTTAATATCAATCTTTCTGCAAGGTCGTTGTTCTGATGGTAACGATTAATCAGACGTTTAACGTACTTGAATCGTTTAAGGTCATCATAGAACTCTTCACCATCAATGTGTGTAGGGTTGTAATAATGTTTCGCAGCATAAACAACTAAATTGCTCTTATTCAACTTCATAGTATGGGTCTTTAAACTCACTTAATGTAAAGTCCGGTAGTTCCGGTTCCATTCTATTTAGTTCTTTAATAAGAGGTTCCATCCAGTTCCAGTCAGCGATACTCTTCCGCGTGACGCTTAGAGTGTCCGAGAAATAGAAATAAGTGTACTTAGGGGATTCCTTGCGTATCCGCATATCCAATTCGCCGTTATGAGCGTACTTCTTCAGCAGATGATACTGCACTAGGTCTTCACCAACCATAAGATATGGGCTGTAGTGCATCATACCAGCGGCTTTCCTAGAGAAAAATACCAAACGGTTAAGTGTATTGCGTCTATCACCATAACGTAACGCAAACTCTTCAAGACACACACTATTCTCTTTCCACTTTCTGGCCTCTTCTTTGGTCAACCAGTCACACTGTTTCATGATTAGTTTTATCGCATCGTCTGTTACTTTGGGTCGATACTTCCTAGTGGTATTACTATCTAACGCATGAGGAAAGAAGGGCCCATAACTTGGGGGAATGAACATATGTTCTTTAGAGACACTATTAGAATCTACCTGTTTTCTAAACAGGTCGAGAAAACCGTCTTTGTAATTGCGGATACCTATCTGGTTATACAGACAGATGACATCGGGGGGAGAGTCGCCTAACGCAACTGTACGATAGAGGTTTCTACCATAAGGGGTAATCATATCATCACCGTCTACGTGTACCATATACTCGTTGTCACTCTCTAGGAAGAGTTTCAGTACAGAGTTCTTACCCGTTGCGGGGGTACCATCAGAATCGGTGATATAATATTCAATATCTTTAGACACACAAAACTCCGTGGCAATTTCAACGTACTCTTCATTCAGAGTGTTGATTACTACCACGGTCTCGTTGGACTTCAGAGTTTCAAACTGCCGAGCGAGGGCGTATAGCGACCCGCTCGTCAAGACATAATATTTAAAGGACATGGATTATCCGTGGTGGATTCCAGCTTCCTTTAGTTTCGCAACTAGAACGGTTTTTTTACGACGACGGTCTAAGTTAATACCGTTCGCCTTACCTAGGTCGTCTAATTCGCGTTTAGTCATATCTTCTATCATACGAAGTGGGTCAGTGTTTCTGGTCACATCAACAACTCTGTTCGGTGGGTCTTGACGGAACAGGTTTAGTACATAATGAAAGATAGTTGATAACATAATATTAATTCCTTACTCAGTTATTTTGTTGGGGTCTTATCACCGTTTTTGAGATTGTCAGCGCCACTTCGAGCAGGAGCTTGTTTCATATCTTTACCGCCCGCTTTGAAAACTACGTCATGACCTTTCTCTTCGCCATCCTCAATCTTCTTATCAGATTTCTTGTGCATCTTAATGACTTCTTTATCGTGCTCAGAAGAATGGTCATCATACTTCTCACCATCTGCTGCGATTTTCTTAGGGTCATTTTTTGCTTCGACAATCTCTGACCACATCTTTTCAAATGCAGAACGAGTATCAACACTTTCTATCTTAGTGATTTCTGCTTTCTTATCGGCAGTCTTAGGATTCTTTTTGATTTCCGACTCACCATCAGCTTCTGGTTCTACTTCGGATTCGTCATCTGGTTCTACTTCGGATTCGTCGTCTTTCTTCTTAGGTGGGAAAGGCTTCTTCTTATCATCTTCTTCTTCGTCTTGTGCTTCATAAAGGTCATCGGCATTTTGTTTACCGTACTTCTTAATGAAGTCTTTCTTAGACATCTTTTCGGAATCGTCAATCATCTTGCTTTTAACTTTACCTTCTTTGGCAGGTTTCTTACCACCATCGATAGCGTCATCAGTCGCCTTACGCTTCTTGTGAAGGTATTCATCCGAAGAATCTACGTCACCATCGTTGTCGATGTCCTTGTCCTTACGGTCTTTGAACTTCTTATCGTTCTCTGCATCGTTGACAGGGTCGAGTTTCTTCTCTTCAACTTCTTTTTTCTTCTTGTCAGTACCGTAAGCCTCTGCGATTTGTTCCTGCTCGGAGACCTTCATCGACAAGTAAGCCTCCATAATTTTATTGATATTCGACATCATCAGTCTCCGTTAAATATTATGCGTCAAAAAATATTTTGACTACTACACCAGCAAACACGGTTGCGGATAATGTAATAATATATTGCATCACCTTAACTGTTTTACCTTGTTCTTGAATAGAATCTTCCATATCATCCATTCGCATGGAGAAACGGTTCATCCGTTCGAAATGTTGAGAATTTGCTTTCTCCATGTTAATTAATTTTTCTTCTGCCCGAGCGAGGTCGATCATTGCATCAGAAAGTTTATCAATCTTATCTTCGATTCTTGCGAGTCTTTGCTCTTCACGTTGCACATGGTCTATTAATGCTGTGTTATTATCTGCCATTTTCGATCAGCCCATTAGTATTGATTATATAAGTCTTAATATAGATTAGTAATATAAATGATTAGTAATGTAATTAGTTGACTTATGGGTTAAGGTTACGTTTATTTATAATAAATCAATTACCATGCGCGACACGACCAATAACGTGCCTTCCACTTCGGGCCAGGGTCTGCACAATTGTGCCTCGCCCTGAAACTTTTTCGACGCGCCGGGTTGTCTTTCTTGATTTCCATATTCGGGTCACCGAATGAAACCTTGACGACATTACCTGACTCGTTCTTGGTATATACGTAGAACTTCTTAGAACCACCGCGTACAGGTTTGTTCAAAGTAACTTTCCTACCTTGATGTTCTGCTTCGGTTATCTCTAGTTCTTCGTCGAGAGACTTACACGCCTCACAACATCCTTCTTCTACATACTGTTTAAACTTTTTCATGGTCATCTATCCATCTTTGGACTTCTGCCTTGGCAGAAGCGACATTCTTATATCCAGTGACCGGATACCTTGGGGTCTGTCCACTTTTATCAAAAACTGTAGGCAGTACTTTCTGACTGCCGTCTTTATTAAACTTCATGGAATCCATGCCAGATAAACGTATTTCGAACTTACCGTCCGAGGTCACATGTTTGAACACTTTCTTATTACCATGATAACCATCAGGAACTTTCTTCCACTTTATGGTCGTCCGTGTACCCTCAGAAAAAGCTATAAAACTTTTCATTACTTTTTGCCGGTCATCTTCCAGACGGCATGACCCAATTGTTTTGGGTTCATCTTTTCCATCTTCTTCTTGTTCACATCATTGACTTTGTTGTAGACCTGAACAATCAGATTGGCGGTTTGTATGTCTAGACCTTTCTTTGCAGATTTAGTCTTGACGATATCTTTTGCTAGTTCAATAGTGTTCTGTTCATCGAGATTGACAGACTCTTTCATTGAACCAAAGCCAGGATCAAACCCAGTAATATCACGGAGATTCGCAGTTGCGGCAAAACGAAGGTACTTTAACTTAACACTTCTACTCTCAAACTCTGCGTAATCAACATCACCAGAACTTGATGCTTGTGTTAGATGATACATCAATCCACGTTTAACATCAATCTTAATTAGAGGAAAGAGGTCACCTGCCATACTGTTGCGAGTAGCATAACGGAATACTGTTTGACCAGTCTTGACCTTTGCTTCCTTACCGACATACTTCTTGTCTCCCGCATCCAGACCGAACAACACGATACCGTCTACCTTACCAGTACCAACTACACCGATCACTTTGTGACCTTTCTTTTCTCCGTAGGCAACTACCTTTTCTTCACCCCAGTTACTAGGTGACTTATCTAAGAATTGTTGGTATGCTTCGTCAAGTGTCTCGCGCATTATCAACTTCCAACCTTGGCGCTTCATCTTGTCTGCTTCTTTACCGTCAACCTTGCGAGTATATGGGCCCTTCTTCATGGTATAGACTTCCGCACCTTCTTCAAGGTAGGTCGTGGCCCTTTTTTCTACAATCTTTCTTTCGTTAAGAGTTCTTAACTCACTAAAAGTCTTCACGTTTAACTTCCTCTTGATGCACCACGAATCATTTTCGTTGCTGCTCGATTTGTATTGTTTATTTTTAAATTGGGGCCTTGCGTCCCCATTGTACTAAATTGGTTGTTTTCAAAACTAGTAGACTGTAACTTTTCCTTCTTGGTTTGTGACATTTTTTTGTTACGTGGTTTCTTAGTCTTACTCATAACTAATCCTTATGCTAAATCTTTGTCGTGGTTAAGACCACCCTTCTTCTTTTTAACTATGAAGGCGTTTACTCGTGCGTGACCCCATTGTTGTGGTGTCGTGCCTGGACGGTGACCCGTCTTCCATGCTGCGACTCCACGGTTATAAACCTTTTTTAGAGTCTCTGGAGATATACCTGACTTCTTTGCCTTAGAAGCGATACCGTCTGGGCCTTCTTCCAGATCTAATGTATCATACACTGAATAACGACCTTCGTCAAGGTATTTCTTAAAATTAATCATGGTTTCCAATCTCCTAACATATCGTGAAGTACTTTATCGTCCATACCCGCATATGTCTTGGCGACCTTCTGTGCATAATACTGTGTACCATGACTCAGTTTACCTTGAGAGTCTTTGCTCTTACGGGTCAGAAGTTTCTTCAAGGTCATCAACGCATGTTGGTATTGTTTTTTGTTCAGGGTCTTAGACTTTATTTTATCCATGAACCCTTCATTAACACCTACGATATTCTCTTCTGCAACACAATCAGGAACTGTCTTATCACCTTTCTTTTTCATACCGACTTGCTTGTAACCGTCCCAACAATCTTCGTCATACATGTCTTTGAATGACTTGGTATACTTTGATGGTTTGGTCTTAGCGGCCGCATCGCCAGGTGCTGGTTTGTATGCAGAGGAATCGTCATCTGCTTTCTTACCATGCTTTTTGAAGTGTGCGTCACGTTTCGCTTTCGTGGACTTTGCAAGGCCTTTGTGATAACGAGCCGGTTGAGTACCTTCTCGGTCTTTTATATCGGGGTCTTGTCCTTCATACTGGATGACTGGACTAGTTGTCTTAAACCCTTTCTTACGCATTATAGTCTTGTTAACCATTTCGAACTCACCGTTCTTATAGTTTACAACGACAGGTAAATTTAGGTCTGACTGCATATCTTTCAATACCGCCTCAGCATCCCCATGCTGTTTTACACCTTTGCCCTTGTTCTTTGCAATCTTCTTGAACAGCCGTTGAAGTTCCGTTACCTTAATAGCGGGTTTGTTACGGGTATCATTCATACGGTCTGCGAAGTGTCGCGTAAACTCGATGTCGATATTGAACTTCTTCAATAGACGGTCACCGAACTTTTCTAAATCGTTAAGTTGCCCTTGGGTCACATCTTCGGAGATTAACTCCACAGATTCTAACCACTTGCGCATCTTCTTGCCTTCGTTAGTCTCAACGATGACATAGTTTGCACCTAGGATAGATATGGTAGCAATCTCATCACTTTCTTTGATTACTACCACATCCCCTACCTCGAACAATTCTCCTTGCACGAACTTCTCTCGTGTTTCGGATACTGTCTCAAGTTCTAGGTGATTACGGAATTCACTGGCTTCCTTTAGTCCCATACCCTTACGCACATCGTTAAACAACTTGCGTGTGTCTGGATTTGACATGGACTTAGGAACACCTTGCGAGAAAGAAACAAAATCATTATTCGTTGCGTTCTCTCTTTGTTTAGAAGCAGACATGCCTTCAACACCAGTAGCGTCTGGATCTCTCTTACCGGCAGATACCACCTTGATGTTCTTGAAGTTATAAAAACCATGTCTTGCTTTCTGTCCGTTGTACTTATTCAACAGGACATCAAATTCTGTAATTCTGTCGTCACCTACAACCATAGTTACTGACTTGTAACCTTGGTCATATAGTGCGACCATGGCGTTGATAGCGGTCTTGACAGACTTATCCACCATGATATTCCGTGCATGTTTCGGAAACATTTTTCTTGTGTGTTTGATTTTATCAGAGTACGATAGCGGATTCTTCTTTGCGTCTTGTGATTGGGACACAAATACTTTATAGTCTGCTTTCCCAGACTTCTTCGCTAACATATCCATTACCTTGCCGTGACCAATCGTAGGAGGATTCATACGACCAAACGTGAAGTATACTTCGCGTTCTTCTTCGACAAGATATTGACTAAAATTCTTAATCACTTGTTATCGCCCTTAGACTTGTTTCTCTTGCGTTCGATTTCTTGTTTACGAACGACCTTTACAAGTTTCTTAGCTTGACGATCTATGCGTGACTGTACCGCAGGTTTTTCGAGTCTCTTCTCTATACTCTTCTTGCGAGCAACAGACATCTCACCTTTATCCTGTCCCTTAGTAATCTTAGAGACCATAGCTTTACGCGCCTGTCGGCGAGCACGCTTCTTTAGGGTATCCATAGAGGCGAACTTTCTCTCGGCACGCTTACGTGCCATTGCGATACGAGCTTTATTTTTTTTCATTCGCATCGCCATTTTACGGCGTTGCTGCATATCTAAAACTTCAGATATAAGATCTTTAAATGACAACATGTCATATAATCCTTCTGTTGGTTTATCCCATTATTATCTTCGGGCTGAGTCCCAACCCTTTAATATATTAGGTGAAAAGTTGTTGTATGAAAATTCCATACGGTCAACAAGTTTCACCGCATCACCACCAAGCGTATCAATTGCAACGTATCCCTCTTCACCAGTCACTTTGTAACCATTAGAAGTTTTCACGAATGTATCAATCGATTTAAGTTTGTCTAAACTATTTATAAGTTTTAATTTCACTAAAACTATTAATTTTTGCAATTCAAACATCTTAACTAGGTTTGCCTTGTTTGTATCAGAGAAAAACTCCATTTCATCTTTCATTTTGGCAATCCAAGTGTCCTTACCACGTTGAGATTTCTTGCTTGCAATCTCTTTTTTGTAATACGCTTGCCTATTACTTATCAATCCATTAACGTGCTTTCTTGAGTCCGGAAGTAGTGCACCCGCACGTACGAACGAGTTATTATATGTCTCAATCTTTTGTGCGAACTTAGGATTCTCTGCAACTGTCTTGAGTGTAGTGGCAGAGGTCTGTTTGAACAGAGTACCAATCTGTGTCAAAAGTTTGTTGACCTCTTTGGTCTCACGCTCTGACATCGTCGCGTTAGTTGCATCCTTCAACATTGCGTCTTGTGACCAGACATTACGAGACTTCTTTAACTTACTAACGTCTACACCGTAGTCTGCTGTCATGTTTTCAAAAGAACTGCCTTTGTAAGTGGTGTGCCAGACGATACCAATCTTTGCATCACGTATTTCTTTCGCTTGGTCATAAGGTACTGCATATACGATTGACTGCGGGTGGAACACACTGTACTTCTGACCGTCGATAGTTTTAGTAGTCACGTCGCCATCACCGAACATAAAGTCTCCTTGGATAACGCCCTTAATCCCTAGACTAGGTAGGTACTTGAGAGCGTCCTTTAACTTAGTGTTTAGGTCACCCGACGTGTCTGCGTCGATGTCTGCATCGGTCTTGTAGACCTTTGGGTTCTTGTTGAAGATGCCTTTCTTAGCAACGAAGAACTCGCCGTCGGTTGGGTCAATACCACAAAATACAGCAGGAGCACCGTCCCACTTAACTGAGACACGACCACCGCCAGAACCAGCAAGTAGGTCTCGGAGGCCGCGCAGAGCATTGATTGCCTGACGCGTACCATCGACTCCACCGTACAGGACTTTGTCCTCGATGTGAGTCATGTGCGTGTTCTTTTGTTCCGTGATGAAGTCTGCGAAGGTTTCCATTATGCTGGGTTGTCCACTAAAATAATATCGAATGTTGCAGATACCTGTGTTGCCTGACCAGCTTCAACGTCGATTTTAATGTCGTGTTTTTCTGGCACAACTAGAGGCACCGGATATTGAATATCCAGACTTTGTCCGCCTGCAGCATTTAAGTTTGCTTTGATTCGGAACACACCACCATTTAGAATCTCACGACAGAAAAGACGGTATGTCATACGCGAGTTGGTAGATGCTTTATCAGAACCCAAATGAATCCCCAAGATATAACCAGTCTTTCCGGCAGGGACTGTGTATGTTGCCATCAACGTCTGACCTAGTCCAGATTGGATCTTTGCTGCAAGGTCTCCGCCTTGGTTGATAGTGATGTCACTTGCGTTTGTAATCGTCGACATTTTAGCACGGAACACACGAGAGAACGTCAAGGTGCCTGTGCTACCAATCGCGATGGTCTCACTCTGTAGGTTGTAGTCTGCATCTAGTCCATCGACTATTACAGTCTCTCCAACTTCTGTTGCAGATGACACAGAAACCACACCAGCGTCTGGGTATGGGTATTCGACATCACCATCATTACCGTCCCAGATAGTTCCGGCCGTTACGTCTCCATCGGTCGCACCAAACTTGTTGATGTGACTGTATCCGGTAAGAGCACCAGCTGCAAGTGGAATATTACTTGCCGCACCAGAGGTGTTTAATAGATTACCGTCTTTGTCCGCAATCATCACGACTTCGTGAAGGTCTTTGTTGAATAAATTTTGTTGTCTTACTACGCTAAATTGTGCCATGAGAAGTCTCCTATAGTAACACTTTTCCTGTTGCCGGTTTGCTTTTATAGTCACACATAATGTGCGAAGGATACAAACCACCCTGTTTATTTCTAATATTTATCTTAAAATCAAAGTATTGATTACTGAACACAATATCAATACGTTTACCTTTACCTTGAGCACCACCGTATTGAATCTCGACATCACCCGTGATAGTAGAATACTGCGGATTTTTCGCAGAAGACATTTCCCAGAAGTAAACCTTTCCACCTTCCATACCATGAACCATCCAATAACCAGAACCGATACATGTTTGAAGGAAATTCTTTAACTTGGTTTTGTTCATAGAGCTCTTTACAGAAGGAAACTTTTGTTTCCCATACTGCGTGAACACCTCACACAACATAATTTCGTCCAACCCAAACGTCTCTATTATCTGCTTGCCGATTGGAGTGGTTATTTCATTCTTTAACATATCTCTCTGAGTGAAGATTTGTCCAACACCAGCATTCATGAAAGTGAGAGTACTTGAGAACTTCAAAGATAGATATGATTTTTTACCATTGGCATGAACTAGAGTAATATCCGTCAACTTCTCACCATGTGCTTTATGGTCATTGGGTGCAATATATAACTGACTACCCTGTACTGCGATAGGACGCTTTTGGTTCTGTCCACCTTCAGCCAATACCTTGACTACCGGAGACTTTTCCTTTTTAGCACAAGCTTTGAGAATGTAGTCGACTTCTTTCGAATACGTCTTAGTACTCATAGTACCCGTCAATTGTTCGTTTAGAACATCGACGAAGTCATGTTCGAATTTGATACCTTTGTTTACTCTGGTACCGCCGGCAGGTTGACCACCGAACTCTTCGGTCTTCTCTAACTTAGTTATCGGAAAAGATGTTGGCGCAGACTGTCCCTGAAGTTTACCGCACACTACAATCTTTCTTTTGGAAACGGGTAAAAGTTTCAGAGCAAATATCATACCCACGATATCATGGGTATCACCTGAAGAGATCTTCTTGTCGTTTATTTTAATATACTCTGCAACCAGAATACCTTCTCCTTCAACGACAAAATTATTAGACTTACCGTCTCTAGAAAAAACCTTATCCACAAGAAGCTCAGAGCGATACTCTCTGTTCTCCTTGGTGATTTCACTGTAAGATAAAGCTGCCATATTAATATCCTTTGTTATTTAACTCTAATTTGTTTGTAGAGTATAACATATACTATTTATATGTCAAGAGAATTTGCGGAATTTTCTTCGTTATATTGAGAAATAGTGTCTCTTAGAGGGCGCACCCAATTGTCACGATGTTCAACAAACACTTGAGGTTCGTGATTATCAACAGAGATAATTGTAACGAGTTGGGTGATAGGCATACCCGTGCGTTCTTCCCACATAATAGAGTAGGCAGATTCTTGCATGAAGTAGTTCTTAATCCAGTCAAGGCGCTTAGGCTTCATAGAGGTTTTGTAGTCAATAATTGACAACTTACCATCAAAGACACCGACGCAATCCACACGACCGGCAACACCCAAGTGAGTAGAGTACAAGGGGGCTTCTTGAGCATGGACGACAGACAGACGTTCGTCGAGAATAGGTTTAATCTTTAGGAAAGAGTCTATTAGGTCAGGAGTACGTTTGGTCAACTTCATTTCCCCATTGTCGGGGTCGATTGCCATGTACTTGTCCCAATCAGGGTCATTGTTCACATACTGTTCACAGATTTCGTGAACCGCAGTACCACGCGTAGATGCGCGATAGGAGATACGGTTTGCTTCTTTCTCACCGACACGCGCCTTCCACTTCGCGATAGAATCACGAGATAAAATAGAAAGTACAGTGGTAATAGAGGGAAGGTTGATACCTTCGGGGGTTTCGTATTGACGACCGAACTGAGTAGTCACGGCAGTCATTTCTTGCAGTTCTATGGGAACATGTTTAAACATAATATAATCCAATTCAATTTAATATACCCCTATTATAAAGGATTTGAATGGATTTGTCAATAGGTAAATGTGACTAATTTTACTATATTGGTCAAATAAGAATCCCCACGAATACGGGGGCTCTTGTAGGGTACTTTATGTCTTGGAGAACCTTAACTTACTGCTCTGGCATTTTTCTCATGCACAAAAAAACCGCCCAAAAGCGGTTTCTTCGATGTTACTTGTCGGCTAAGCTTTCTACAGCGTCGTGAGACTGGAGGCCGTCCCAGAACTCTCACCAGATGCCCTAATTATAGGCTTTGATAGCAGACGAGTCAATCACCGCTGAGAATAGCGGCAGTCATTTCAGTCAAAGGTATAGGGTCGTGTGTAAACATAATATAGTCCAATTCAATTCAATATACCCCTATTATAAAGGATTTGAATGGATTTGTCAAGGGTGATAGGTGACCAATTTAGGACTGTTGGTCACGTAAGAATCCCCACGAGTACGGGGCTCTTTATGGTACTCTTATGGTTTGGTGAACCTTAACTTGCGAGAGGTTTAATTCTCTGCTGCTTGGCATTTTTAACATGCACGTTTTGAGAGATCGCAGTTATCAAGTTAGTGCGCAATGTTAGGCGCAATGTTCATCTCTTTTAGTACCGAGCCCCGTACAGTGGGGAAATTGGTGGAGGAACGGGGAATCGAACCCCGATCGACGCCGTGCAAGGGCGCAGTAATCCCGTTATACTATTCCCCCAATAATGCTATTACTTCTTCCTTGTATTTACTATGAAACATTTCATGATGATTTGGACATAATGGTATAAGGTTATTTATATCATTGTTATGATGGTTCTCATCCATATGATGAACCACCACAATCTTATCAAAACCACATATCCTACATTCTTTAGGATTATGTCGAAAACATAGAGTTCTATAGTTAGTAGCGTTTTTATTCCAATAGTCTTGTCTATTATTGGCACAACTTCTACTACAGAATTTAGATTCTGTCACTTTCTTGGTGAGTGCTCTACCGAATACGGTATATGATTCTCCGCACCTAACACAGTCTTTACTATGTTCTTTTTCTTCACCAAATCTTTTATTGTAAGCAGCTGTTTGTTTTTGTTTATACTCTTCAGTATGATAACGACCATTATTCATAATGCTCTCCTTTGTTAATCACACTAATATTTATAATAAATGCGATTTACAAACACTCCTACCTCTATACTTTCTTATCTCTATTTATAACCTTCTCTTTCTTAACCGATTCCTCGGTCTTTTTCTTCTTACCAAAGATGTTGTCCCAGTTATCTCTTCCTTGTTTTGATAACGTCTTAGACTGTATGGCGTCTCCGGTTATATCGTTTCTGCTTACCATTCATACACCTTTAGATTTGGAGCGGGTAGTCGGGTTTGAACCGACCGCCTCAACCTTGGCAAGGTTGCGCTCTACCAAATGAGCTATACCCGCAATATTGGAGCGGAGTGTAGGAGTTTCACCTACCTTCAATGGGGGGCACCCATAGACCCAATAACTGGCCTCCGCAAATTCTTTACTCTACAGTCAACTGGTCGGCCCATTTCAATTCCTGAATGATTCTATTATACCAATTAGAATCTTCTTCTGAATTGTTCGGATTATCCCTTTCTACAGTCAATTGTTCTATACGCACAGTTATATAGTCTGTTCGTCTAGACGCCTTACGTGATATCCTATCTAATAACTTTTTCTTCGAACCTGTCAACACTTCTATATTATTATAATCCATTGTCATTACACCCCAAATCTCTACGCGAGTCTTCATCATTGTTAGTTACACAATTACCACTTGGTAATTCTTCTGGTACATATCTCATCAAGTCTGAGTCGTATAGACCCTCTTCTAAGAAAGAAATTAAGTTGTCTGTCTCTTCATCAGTCAGACTGAGAGGAACAAACCGATAATCCAAATCAGTTATCTCTACCTGTGGATGTTCAGGAATACCTGCTACTTTATATCGTACAACATCTGCTATAGATGACATAGAACCACCGTGACCGAATACAGTAGTATCTTTAAGATTGTATAGGGGTGGTACCTTAAAGGCAAAATCAGACATCTGGTCACCAGTAAATCCACCACGACCTTTTCGGTCGGCTTCTTTCACTTCACCAACAGTCTCTTCCCAGATATCCAAGTCATGGAAACCTAGAGTCATAAACACTTCACTCGCCAAAGAACCGACAGGTGAGGATAACGCAGGCCCATTATGACACCCTGCACAATTACCTTTACCGAAGAACACCTTCGCACCTTCGACTTGTTCTAGGGTCATAGCATTTTCATCACCTCGCAACAACCTCTGGAAGGGTGCGCGGTTTGCAAGTACAGTACGTTCATATGCTGCAATCGCAAGTGCAGCTGATTCTAACATATCATGAGGTTGTGACGTACCATATGCCGCTTCAAACATCATCTGATACTTCTCATTAGTGGTAAGGATAGAACCCTCTTCGCCAGGATTAAGTCTATGCACTCCTAGTCCAGCAACCGCCTGAGTCTCCAGACCAGAGAAGTTACGTAAGTTAGCTTCCTTCGGAGTACCCTCGGTGAAGTGTCGTTCAGGATCTATACCAATATTGACAATACCACCAATCACATTACCGAATTGACCATTCCATAACATAACTTCTTGGTATGCGGTATTCAATATAGTAGGCGATGTTAAAGGTTGTACATCAGCAAACTCTTCCATACCTTCCGCGAAATTACGATGGTCAAATCCAATACCACCTTCACCAATACCTTGACGAATACCGGACTTAAATCCGTTCTGACCATTATGACAAGATGCACAAGACCATGTGTTGTTCATATCGGTTTCATTGGTCTCGGTCGAAGTCATACCAGTTTCATGGAAAAGCAACTTGCCGAGTTCCACCTTATCCGAGGTAATAGGATTACTAGGGTCTTGTGGGATGTTTAAGAAGTCATCGCTCTCTGGTAGGATATAACCTTCATAGGAACCAGTCGGTGAGGTTACACTCAATATATCACGAAGTTCACCAATAGAAACTTCTAGAGCTGTGGGTTGTGGGGGCGGAGTAACCGTTATAGGTTCTACCGGAGTAGTCTCAGAACCACCGGAACCACAGGCAGTTAGGAATATAGACGATGACAACAACGCAATTTTACTATTCATAATATAAGAGCCTCTCATAACTCTTTTCAATTGTAGTGGCGGAGAGGGTGGGATTTGAACCCACGATACGCTATTAACGTATGCCAGTTTTCAAGACTGGTGCATTCAACCGCTCTGCCACCTCTCCATTTACTACGTATGATACACTAATAATTACTGCTTGTCAACCCTTTTTATAAAAAAGTTTGGCTGGGGTGGGAGGATTCGAACCTCCGATATCGGGATCAAAACCCGAGGCCTTAACCGCTTGGCGACACCCCATACCTGTTTTGCTCTACTGGGCACCACTGATTCAGTTATTTTAAAAGGGGAATCAGACCCTTTATAATTAAGTGGTCGGAGATAAAGGATTCGAACCTTTGGCCCCTGCGTCCCAAACGCAGTGCTCTGCCAGACTGAGCTAATCTCCGTATATGGAGAGCAGTTTACCTCTTACTCAGGAGACGGGCGTAACGACCAGCACAAGTTTAGAGTCATTTCGGGACTATAAATTAATCTTCTCGAAAAAAAGCAAAGTAGATGACTATGCAAGCTACTATACTTATTATTAAAATATCTATAAAATTCATGGTACCTCTTTTACTGGTGGGGGGAGGTGGATTCGAACCACCGAAGCTTTCGCGTCAGATTTACAGTCTGATCCCTTTGGCCGCTCAGGAATCCCCCCAATTGAACTGTACCTACAAAATAGTTGGCGGACTGGACGGGACTCGAACCCGCGACCTCAGCAGTGACAGTGCTGTATTCTAACCAACTGAACTACCAGTCCTTTTATTAGGGTTTCCCCATGTTTCCGTTTGAGAATGACAATTAGGACATAACAGCCGCAGATTTTCTATGCGATTGTCTCTATTGTTACCGTTGATGTGGTCAACCTGTAATATTAGAGTCTTTCCGTTGTATTCTCTTCCCACTCCACATTCGGAGCATGAGTCATATAGTTCGTTGATATATCTCCTGATACCTTCTCTGTAGTTAGAATCTTCTACCAACTTCTTTTTGACTACGTCCTGTCCTTGACATTTATTACTACAGTAGATGCCCTTAGATTGACTTGGGTAATACTGAAATTCAGTATCACAATTTTTACAGATACCTTGTGCCATTATACTTCTCTTTATTAGAATGATGTATTTATTTATACCATTCTAACTTTTAAGAAGCACTACCAGTCCAAATTCTTTTTAAATAAGTGTGGTCGTCTTCAGTCTTTGTCAGAACAAACACATCACCTTCTTTAAAGGGTAAGTTAGACAAATCCAAAGCCTCGTCATCGTGTTCACTCAACAACTCAAATCCGTTAGTATCTATCTTAAATTTATATCCGAGATATAGCATTTAGAACCACTTTTTCCCTTTCTTCTTCTTGAAAGGATTTGTAGGTGTAGGAATCTTGTCGACGATAGTCTGTACCGGAGCAACAACTTCTTTTACTGGAGCGACGACTGGAGCAACAATCTTATCTACAGTGTCCTTTACTGGTTGCACAACATCTTGCACTGGGGCGATACTGTCTTCTACAACATCATATGCGGGGTCAACATCTACAGTGACAGTTCCTTCGGTCTTCACACCAACAATAAACGCGAGGTTTACTGACCCGCCAATCGTAATGGGTTTGCTGTCCTTGTTCCAATCTGGGACTTGATAACCACCACCGATAGTTCCACCTACCTGTGCACCAACAGATACAGACGTATTGTTAGTTGCAGCAACACCTAGGCTTTCATTGGTGTAGTAAGTTTTAGTCCCAGCGCCTGCCTTTGCTCCTGCAATCGCACCACCTTCAAACCAACATCCGTCCGTACCGACGTTTGCCTCACCACCTGCCCATGCGTACAGTTCTGCATATGCGTACAGTTCAACACCCGCAGCGTGGTTACCGTTCTCGTACTCCGCTTTCAATGCGACTTCTGCACGAAGTTTCGCTTCTGCAACTGCTTCGATATATAGGTTATCGTTTCTGTAAGTAACACCATATCTCGCAGACGCAGAGGCCTCTGCATTCATTAGTGCCTGACCTCTCAGTACATTACCGTCTGGGTCTGTCCACTCACCGCTTGCGTTTACATAGATTCCAGCACCCGCACGGTACTCACCGTTTAAACTAGTGTCGGTGTTATCGGTACTACCGTCAGCACCAGCATTTGTACCTGAATTTATATCTACCATTAATCATTCTCCAAATCATTAACTCTATCGTGTTCATACAACTTCAGGAACCCGTAATGAATAGTTTTCATAATATCTTTACGCCAGTCATTAGGGGTTTCACCCTTCTTACCATATCGACCATTGTACTTGTCGATGTTACCAGAAAAGAAACCCATACCGTGGCCGCGGTCAATGATTACTTCCGAAGACTGTAGTCCACCCTGACCATAGTGACCACCATAGGTAGAGTCGATGTAGTTCTTGAACTCTTCAATTAGAGCACCCTCATTAAACTTGTAGTCAATTACACCAACGTCTGCGGCATCTCTCATAGAAACGCCATTTGTGTATCTCTCAAACTCTACAGTCTCATTAGTATAAGGTGGGGTGTGTGCATAAATCGTCTTACTCATATTACCATTCTCTCAATATAGTTGTGCCTAACATAAACAAAGAAACCGCATTCAACATAATCAGTGCGCGATCTTTCCAAATAACTGATACCCAAGTCCATAGTATAATGCCTAAGAACCCGATTGTCAAGTCATACATTCTATAATCTGGGCCCGCAGAGCGCATCGCCATAGAAATTAAAATTAAAATAGAAGCAATCCATTTCAGGTACCAATCGAAATCTTCGGGATACCATCCACGGTCAGGTTTGCTGCGGCCGTCTGCTCTTACTTGGGGGTCTCCGTTCATGACACACTTCCGATAGTGCGACGAACGATATCGTTGTGATTGAACTCTGCCCAATACAACTCAAACGCGACTCCGTCTTTGAGACCTTCGAACTGGTGGATCTTGCCTGGCTTGACTTGGGTGAACTCGCCCGAACGTAGTATGGTTTCGTCAACAAGACCATCTTGGTCATCTTGCCAAACACGCACAATCATCTCACCGGATTCTACGAAGAACCCGTTCCATTTGTGTTCGTGCAAATGTTCGGAACACTTGAAACCTTTTTTAAACTCGATACGATGAAACTCAAGAACACCGTTCGCGTGAACTAGTTCTGTCTGTCCCCAGATCTTTCCTGCTTTCATTGTCATACTAGTCTCACTGGTTCATAATAATTTGGTACGAGTGAGAGGACTTGAACCTCCACTGATTTCTCAACAAGAACCTAAATCTTGCGCGTCTACCAATTTCGCCACACTCGCATTTT